GCGGCAGCATTAAAAGATGGTGATAGATATACTCCATTAATATCTCAAGGTACTGTTTGGGTTGAAGAAAATTCATATGGAGTATCTTTTCAATCAAAACCAACAATAATAGATGGTTTTGATATATGGTGTTATCATTCAAGTTCTGATCCTGTTTTTAGTCAAATACCTCAAACAACAAATGTTTATAATTATAATTTATCTCAAAAAATTCTAATTAATATATTATTTTCTGATGATAATGTTAATTGGTATTATCCATTTAGACAAAATTATACTATTAGTAGACCAAATGTAATTTCCTATGATTCTAATAGTTATGCTTTTAGATTAATGCTTAATCAGCCATCAGGTGCTAAATTTATTAAATTTAATAATCCAGATAGCCTTTCTACAAATACTATTAGCGGTGGAATTGGAATACAACCGGCTGAAATAGAAATAAGAACAGAAGAACAGCCTACAGTTACATGGAGTCCTACTGAAGGATCACCTTCTTATTTACAATCTTATAATATTAATCCTGTAGTTGCATTTAAAAGTAATGGTTCTGTTTCAAATGAAACTCTTCTAGCTACTCATGGAAAATCTTCAGGTAAATGGTATTTTGAAGTTGTTTTTGGTGGTGGTATTGCAGTAGTAAATTGTGCTGTTGGTATTAGAGAAAATGCAGCCACTCTTGGAGATGATTATATTACATCTTCTTTAACATCACTTGGATATTGTTATCTTTCACAAGGAAGATTTTATAAAAAAGGATCTTTACTATGTAATAATGGAACAGATATTGGTTTTGGCGGTCAATATGAATCTTGTATCGGAGTATATGTAGATTTAGATAATTATAAAATGTGGTTTACTTTAAATTATAGTCCTATTTTTAATTTTATAAATTATAATACTGTTGGTTTTGATGGCGATCCAGAAAATAATCTCAATTACTGTATATCAGGTATAACTCCGGGTACATATTATCCATCAATAATGTTATATTATGGAACAGAAACTGGAATAGGAGATCAATTTAATGTAGCAAGATTAAATGCAAGAGCATCAAATATAATTCATTTACCAGTGGGATCAATATTCTCACCTTGGGATAGTTGAAGGTAAAATAAATGATTACATGTAGTTCATCAAATTTAAATAATATTGATAAAGCAACACCAACTAATTATCAATTAGTATTTCCTAAAATACCTAGTGAGAATTCTATTGGCGCTAACAATCCATTTGTTATGAATATCTTCTCAGCTATGTTACCATCAGTTTCTATAGCAACAGAAGAAATGAGATGGCAAGGAAATAAAACTAGATATGGATTAATACCTATGGAATTTGATCCTTGGTTAGTTAGTTTTGTTGTTGATTCTAGACTTGCTAATTGGAAATTATTATTTGATTGGATGAATTATATTAACAACAATAAAGATAAAATTGCCGAATATCATAAACAATATTCAGTTGATTGTTCATTAGTTGTTGTTGATAATTATTCTAATGTAATACTGGAAGTTATATTTGTTGGAATTTGGCCGGGTCAGTTAGGTGAAGTATCTTTCTCTCAAAGAGAAGGAGATGTAATATTAGAGAGTACAGTTAATTTTAATTATGATTATTTCTATATTAGAAATACTACAACATGGCCAATTGAATTTAGTTCTTCTTCAAGCTCAATAAGTAGTTCAAGTAGTAGTTCAAGTTCTCAATCTTTAAAATCAAGTTCAAGTTCATCAAGTTCATCAAGTTCAAGTGAAAGCTCAAGTTTATCTTCATCATCAACAAGTGACTATGCTTCTGTAATTAGATGGTCTGAATTTGATAAAGGAGCAGATGTAAAAGTTACTGAATATGGTACTTTGGCTAAAGTACAATCAGATTCACAATGGAATACTGTTAAAGCAAATAGTATAGGCATTGATTCAGGTAAGTATTATTTTGAAACAAGGGCTTTTAACGGTGGAACACCGGCTGGACAAGCAATCGGATGGACTGAAGAAAATATTGCTGGAAATGATTATAATTATACCGATCAACTTGGTTCAAATACAATTAGTGTTGGTTTTACTTTTGGAGCTAGCACTAGTTATTTATACTATAATGGAGGTCAAATATATACATACAATCCTATTATTTTTCCTGTTCCATTTAATAGTATTATAGGTACAGCAGTAAATAAAGATACACTACGATTTTGGTTTCATATAGATGGTACATGGTATCCTGATGATCCTGTTACTGGTGAAGGAAGTTATATTATTCAAATGGCCGGTTCTGTATTATATCCTGCAATATCAATGTATGGAAACAACGCAACAGCAAGAGTACCAGCATATGTAATGAAGGGTGGATTATTAGACTTCTCATATAAACCTGATGGATATCTTGCCGTTCCTACACAATATAGAGAAGAAAGAGATTACCTTATTTTAGCTTCTACTGAACCAAGTCCTAATTATAGTGAGAAAACAGATTTCAGTTTATTTAAGTATAATGAACCAACAGATACAGGACAAGCTGCATATGTAGATATACCAAAAAGTTCAGGTAAATGGTATTTTGAGGTAGAATTGGATTTCTTGACTAATGATAATGCGTCATTAGGATGGAGTAGTATTACTTCACCATCAGCAACACAATTAGTTTATAGAGCAGGACAGCAAGTAGGTGATTTGGGTGCATCATGGAGTTCATATAACAGACCAGTATATCACAATGGAATTTTACAACAATATTATGGAAGACAAACTACTAATTCAAGAGATTTATATGCATGTGCTATTGATATAGATGCTGGAAAAATTTGGTGGGGTAGTGATTCAGATGGCAGTTATATTGGTGAAATGAGTTGGTTTTCTGGTAATCCTGCTAATAATACAGGTGGTCTTGAATTTCCAGCAATGGCAGGACAAACATTGATACCTTGGATATTTCTTGAAGGATTTGATAACGATTCAAGATGTAATATAAGAATACAACAATCCGAATTAAGATACGCTCCACCTTCTGGATATTCTTTACTTGATGGTGATACTTACGATAGTTCATTTGATGAGAACAATAAGAGTAGTTTAATTACTCTATCTGAAAATGGATTTAGAGCCACAATGAGTAGTACACCAGCTACAACTCAGGGTGTTTATGGAAAACTACAAAGAGGAGAAGGAAAGAAATATATAGAATTTTATTTAAATCAAGTGTATCCTGATTTAAACAGTTATACATTTTTTGGAATAACAACAGACACATTAGGGGTTGATAATGTAAGTAGAACTAATACAAGAAGAAGTATTATGCTTGAACCACTTCCTGATAGGAGAGTTTTCTATGGGCCAAATTCACAAGATTACATATATAATGTAAGTCTTAATTATCAAAGAACTACATTTGGTATTGCCGTTGATTTTAGAACTGGTGATTTTTGGGTATTGGCAGATGGAGTATGGCTTGCTTCTGGTGATCCTGAAAATGGTTTAACTCCATTTGGTACATTAAATAAGATTTATAGAATGAAACCTATGGTATATTGTCCTGATACATTTGATATAACAATGAGAACAAGAGATGATCAATATATATACAAACCAGTAGGGTTCACAGAATGGTAAATATGATACTTATGGATATGATGTTGATATTATTGATTTTGAAAGTCAGAATAATGAATTTATATTGAGTAGAATAGAATTTCTTGAGAATTATAATGCAAATAGTTAAAGTTTAGAATCAGTATTTAGTGGATGAAATTATAATTTTTATAAAAAAATATAAATATAAATAGAATATAGAAAAGCTCAGATGAAAATCTGATTGGAGGAAAAAAATATGGGAATGTATTTAAGTCCTTTAGTGGATGTAAATGAAATTGATTTAACTACTACTATTCCAGCAGTAGCAACATCGATAGGTGTTATTGTTCTTAGAGATTCGTGGAAAGGACCAGAATTAAAAGTGCAATTAGTTAATTCTATAGATGAACTAATAGAAACTTTTGGTAGACCAGAAGAAGCTGGAACATATAATGGACAATCATATGAAGATATTTTAGCAGCAGTAGGATTTCTTCAATTTGGAACAAATTTGTATTGTACAAGAGCATTAGCTCCAAGTGCTACTTTTGCTGGATGTTATGGAACAGTAGGAGTAGCATCAACAAGCGCAAGTTCAAGTAGCTCAAGTTTAAGTTCGGCTCAGCCATCTTAAACTTAGAAGAATTTAATAATATAGGAGAAAATTATGGCAACATTTAGTGTATATACTTCAGGAAACGCTTATCAGCTAAGTGATTTAGAATCAAAAGATCCTGATGAATTTGGAAATGAATCAACTATTTTTGATGCTGGAAGACCAGATAATGGTTCTGAAATGGCATGGATAGCAATAAGTAGAGGGGAATGGAGTAATTATATTAAAATTGCTTATATTGGTCGAAATACTTACAATGCAGTTAGAACAGGTTCTCAATCTGCAAGTGCTATTGGTATCTCAAGTGATCTATATGATGATATAGATGAGAATGTTGATGCATCGTTTGATAATAATAAACAATTTTTGGTTATTATTAAAAGAGCAAAACAAGAAAATTTAAATAAAAATCCTATTCCTTATGATGTAGTTGAAGTACATCTTGCTAGTTCAGATCCATTGGCTATAGATGATACAGGTGCTAATATATTTGTTGAGAATTTAATTAATTCAAATTCAGCATATGTTAGAGTGGCAACTACAGCAGCATTTAAAAATAAAGATTTTAGCACATTAAGTAATAGTGATTATACTACTTTTGGTGGTGGTATAAGAGGTCAAGGAGATTCTGTTACTGATGCTGCGATAATGGAAGCATTAGATTTATATGCAGATCCAGAAACAATAGATGTCAATATCTTTATTGATGCCGATAAATCTACTACAGTAAAATCATATATAGATAGTATTTGTCAGGCTAGAGCAGATGCTATTAGTACTTTAGACGTTCCTAAATCATTAGTTGTTAATAATAGAGGTAATGAAGCAACTGATTGTAGAGATTATAGATTGGGAACACATAATACATATAATTTAAATTTGAATTCAAGTTATTCAGCCACATATACAAATTGGTTAAATGTTTATGATAAATGGAATTCAAAATATAGATGGATACCTTGTTCAGGACATGTTGCTGGTATTTATGCAAACACTGATGATGTATCT